ACAAAATTTTGTCAAAAGATTTAATTTAAAATCTGTGAAAAAGACTCTCCTTATTGACGGTAATAACCTCTTTAAAATTGGTTTCCATGGCGTGAAAGATTATTTCCACAATGGAAACCATATTGGGGGTCTTTTTCACTTTATTAATACTCTTAGAAAATTTATTGACGAGCACAATTTTGATAAGGTAATTGTGTTTTGGGACGGAGAAGACTCAAGGTCAAAAAGAGAAATTCTATATCCAAGTTACAAACAGAATAGAAAACTATCTTTTGAAGAACCGATTTATTTGTCATATCTATACCAAAAAAACAGAGTTAAACAATACTTGGAGGAAATGTATGTCCGACAACTTGAAGTCCAAGGAATTGAAGCTGATGACCTTATGGCTGAGTATTGTAGAATATCTGAGAATGAAAAAAAACTAATATTCTCTTCTGACAAAGATTTAACTCAGCTCATTTCTGAAAAAGTTTCACTTTATTCGCCTTCACTTAGGACAACATATGAAAATGGAGACAAAATTAAGTTTAATGATTTTGAATTTCCACACGAAAATGTCCTAACATTGAAGATAATGATGGGCGACAAGTCAGATAATATCCAAGGAATCCAATCCCTTGGAGAAAAGACACTTGTTAAATTTTTTCCTGAAGTTTTGGAAAGAAAAGTCACCTACCAAGAAATTCTTGAAAAGGCTGAACAATTGTTGAAAGAACAAAAAGATAACCAAACTTTAAAAAATATTTTGACTGGTAAGACAAAATCAGGTATATTTGAAAAAGAGTATTATGAGATTAATGAAAAGATTGTGGATTTGTCCAACCCTCTTTTGAATGAAGAGGCAATTGAACAAGTGAAACTTATCTTTTTTGAGAACATGGATACAGACGGTAGGAGTTATAAAAATCTAATCAAGTTTATGGTGGATGATGGGATTTTTAAGTTTCTACCAAAAACGGACGACGCATGGACATATTTTATTACACCATTTTTAAAGTTAACAAGAAAAGAAAAAAGTAAAAAAACAAAGTAAAATTCTTTATGAAAGAGCAAAATGCAGATTTAACAAAGTTGGAATTCCTTATGACAGTGAATGACAACTTTATTGTACAACGTTATTTTAACGTTAAAGACTATAATCCAAAGGCGAAAAATTCCGCCGAACTTATGGATGTTTTGGACAGATTTGTAGAACAGATGAGACATCATTTAAAACTGAAGACAGTTACTTATATGACTGACAATCAGTATGAGATTATGGAGAACCCTGAAGTTCTTGATACATCTTTCACAGATGGTCCAGAGGTGTTTAATTTGTATTTGAAATATAATGGAAACATTATGTGTCACTATACTTTTGACGCTAAACCTTATCCACCAAAAGTAAGATATACTGTTGACATTCGTCCGTATTTGAAAGGTATTTTGTCCACGCTAACCGAAGTTTTTTCAACCAAAAATTTAACTCATGAAATGATGGGTTACTCCTTAGTCTAGTAATATTTAATAATAAAAGACTAATATGGCTGACAAAAATTTTGACTACTTAGGAAATACATTTCAACAACAACTTATCAATCAGATAATATCTGATAAGAATTTCGCTCACTCTATTTTAGAAGTTTTAGAGCCAGGGTACTTTGAAAACAAGTACTACAAATTGATTGTCCAACTAATTAAAGAGTACTACAAAAAGTTTGATTGTACTCCTACTTATGACACTTTACACCAAATTGTAAAGTCAGAGATTACTCAAGAATTGATGTTAAAGATTGTACTTGACACAATTAATGAAATTAAAAATGTATCTGAAGAAGGGTCACTTTTTGTTCAAGAAAAGGCTCTCAAATTCTGTAAGCAACAAGAGCTTCAGAAGGTGATGGGAAAGGCTCAAAAGATTATTGACGGAGGTGAGTTTGAGAACTATGACACCCTTGAAGAGATGGTTAGAGAGGCTCTTCAAGTTGGTGTTATAGAGAAAGATACAGGTGATGTTTTTGAAAACTTGGACCAAGTACTCCAAGAAGATTATCGTCATCCAATTCCAATGGGGATTCCAGGTATTGACAACCTATTAAAAGGTGGTCTTGCAAAGGGTGAAATTGGAGTGATACTTGCACCAACAGGTGTTGGTAAGACAAGTTTGACCACAAAGATTGCAAACCACGCCTTCAATATGGGATTCAATGTGTTACAGATATTCTTTGAGGACAACCCAAAGATTATCCAAAGAAAACACTTTACCCTTTGGACTGGAATTGCACCTGACCTTCTTGGTGACCACAAAGAAGAGGTTATGAAGAAAGTAACCGAAGTTCAAGATAAGATGAAAAACAGACTTATTCTTAAAAAACTTCCATCAGATACTTTGACTATGGGTCAAATAAAAAACCAAATCAGAAAGATGATTGCCGATGGGATTAAGATTGATGTTATTATCTTGGACTACATTGATTGTGTAACACCTGAGAAGATGATGGATGATGAATGGAAAAGTGAAGGTTCAGTAATGAGAGCATTTGAAGCGATGTGTCACGAATTGAACATTGCAGGCTGGACAGCAACACAAGGTAACAGAAGTTCAATTTCATCAGAAGTTGTAACTACAGACCAAATGGGAGGTTCAATTAAAAAAGCTCAAGTAGGTCACGTTATTATATCTGTGGCCAAAACATTACAACAAAAGGAACTCAAACTTGCAACAATTGCCATCACCAAATCACGTATCGGTAAAGATGGGGTAATCTTTGAAAACTGTAAATTTGATAACGAACTACTTGTAATTGACACAGAAAGTTCGATGACAATGTTAGGTTTTGAGGAAAACAAAGAACAAAAAAATAGAGATAGAATTAGAGAAATTCTAGACAGAAAGAAACAACAAACAGTATAATTATTATAAAATAGGAGCATTTATTATGGAAAAAATATTGGTAGAAAATCCAAATCGTTTCGTTATATTTCCGATTGAACACAACGACATATGGGAATTTTATAAAATGCACCAAGCCGCATTTTGGACGGCTGAAGAGGTGGATTTGTCGGGTGACATTCGTGATTGGGAGAACCTTTCAGAGAATGAACAATACTTTGTTAAAAATGTATTATCATTTTTTGCAGCGTCGGATGGAATTGTTAACGAAAACTTGGCTGAAAACTTCTACCGAGAAGTACAATACCCTGAAGCAAAATTCTTTTACGGAATGCAACTTGCAATGGAGAATATTCATAGTCTAATGTATTCACTTTTGATTGATACATATGTGTCAAATCCAAATGAAAAGGATGAATGTTTCCACGCAATTGACAGACTTCCTGCAGTTCAAAAGAAAGCCAAGTGGGCTCTTGATTGGATTACAAACGCATCTTTCCAAGAAAGACTTGTGGCATTTGCGGCTGTAGAAGGAATATTCTTCTCAGGTTCATTCTGTTCAATCTTTTGGTTGAAATCAAGAGGAATCATGCAAGGGTTGTGTAACGCAAATTCACTTATATTTAAAGATGAAAATCTTCACTGTGACTTTGCAATTCACCTTTTGAACAATCACTGTGAAAACAAACCAAGTGAAAAGAGAATTAAGGAAATTCTTCTTTCAGCACTTGAGATTGAAAAAGAATTTATTACCGAATCATTACCTGTTTCACTTATCGGAATGAACTCAAATCTTATGAAACAATATCTTGAGTTTGTTGTTGATGGCCTACTTGTTAAGTTTGGATGTAAAAAACATTTTAATGTTGAACAACCATTTAAATTTATGGAACAAATTGCAGTTGAAACAAAAGGTAATTTCTTTGAGTCAAGGACTGTTGAGTATCAGAAAGCAAAGTTGAACGAAACATTGTCCTTTACGGATGACTTTTAATTGATTATTTTATAAAACTATGATGTCACTAAAAATTAAAAAACGTAGTGGGGAAGATGCGTCTTTTAACCCACAGAAAATATATAATAGAATTAAAAGAGCCGCCAAAGGTTTAAACATTAATTCTGATGAGATTTTTATTAAGGTAATCACTTCAGTCCCAACTGAGGGAGAAATTACTACAAAGGAACTTGATAAGTTAATTTACGAGATTGCCGCAGCATTTACTGGAAGTCATCACGACTATTCAAGACTTGCGTCATCAGTTGCAATTTCCGCTTATCACAAAGAAACAAACCCAAGTTTCTCAAACACTATGATGGAACTTTACAAAGAAGGAATTGTTAATCAGGAGTTTATCAATATGATTAGCAGTTACGGACCGTCTAATGTTGATGAAGTTATTAATCACGACAATGATTATAATTTTGATTACTTTGCTTGGAGGTCCCTACAAGAGATGTATCTTTTGAAACTACCAAGTGGTAAGACAATCGAGCGACCACAACATATGTACATGCGTGTTGCGATATGGGTTACTAAGTCATTTGAACAAGCGGTTGAATATTATAAGTCACTCTCGAGTCAACTTATTTCACCGGCAACACCAATTATGATTAATGCTGGTACAAAAGTTCCACAACTTGCTTCT